TATTACATTATTATTTATACAAAACTTCACAAAAGTACCAGTCTATACTTTCGTATTAGATAAAAAAAGCCCCGAGTATTACCCCAGGGCTAAAGTTAAATTAACATACTAAAATATGACAAGTCGGTTAAAACTCATCACAGTCCAAAACCTCTGGTTCTGGATTCTTAAGCAAGGCTCTTACCTCACCCAATAACGAATCAACATAAGTTGCATCATCGCTGAAATATTTAACCTTAAATTCATCAAAGTAGCCCATGGTATACAAACGTTCATTGTCAGTTTGGTTATGCTCATTGATGTTGCCTCTAACCCAAAGCATGCCTCGTCTAGGTTTTATTTTTGGTGCTTTGAAATGATGCCAATATGCCTGTGGTTTACAATCTATAATCCATTGATCCACACTAGTGATTTTATTTTCAGGCACATACATCAGTGTGATCCAGCCTTGACCAACCTTATCATAAAAGATAACTTGATCTTCAATTAGTTTACATTCAACGGCCTGTGCTGTGAACACTGCTCTATTGTAGTTGTCTGGTTCTGGAGTGCAGTATTCAGTTTCAGTGGTGTGTAGTTTTTTCCAACCTAGGTATCTGGCCACAGCCATTCTTGGATCGTATAATTCTTTGGTGCTAGTATATTCTGGATTATAAGTCCAATACATGTGTCTGGGAGCATTCATATACCTTATTTAAAGGTATACGTCTTAACTGCGAGTGATCAAATAACCAATTACACCAACCACAGCCACAATGATACTGCCTACTGAGGCTATCAAAGTAGTTTGTCGTTGGCTGTTGTTGCGTTCCAATATCACTTTGATTTCAGTGAAACCTGTTTGAGTTTGAGTTTTAAGATCTGTCAGTGAGTCTTCAACTTTGTCCAATCGTTTTTCAAGGTTAGTCATTTTTTCTTCAATGCCTTTAAATCTTAATGCACATATCTCTACGTGCGCGGCTAGGTTAGTTTCTTCTTGACTCACTTTATGCTCCTATTATATTGCTGTGTTGGTGTCTATGTAACTCCACCTAGCGTTAGTGGTGTCCCAATATGCCATTTTACCGCCATTAATTGGACTGTCGCTTACACACACCTGCATGCCAACACTGCCAGTGATGGCATTCCATTGTGCAGCAGTTTTAACTGGGAAGCCAATACCAGTAGAACTTATTGTAGCCAATGAAGTGCCTGCACTACTTTGGAATGTGTAACTATCGCTTCTAAATGTTGAACTGGCATCACCCATGTCTAATACTGATATACCAGTAAGTGTTCCAGTTTTAACAATGTTCAAATTAATTTTAGTGCCATGGGCAGTTGAAGTCCAATTCTCTGTGGCATTAACATTCAATGAACCACCAGCGGCAGCAGTAGCAGGTGTAGCACCACTTACATAATTACCATTGAATAAGAAACGGCCTAGGCTATCACCTGTTTGCGTGGGACTATAAGTTGTGCCATTATAACGCTGTGTTTTAACTTCCAAATTGGCATATACGCTACCATCTGTGGTGTTTTGAATCACAGCAACCTGTGTTTGTTTGTCAAAGGCTGTGGTGCCTGTTAACTTGCCTGGTTTTAATTCAATGTTATTACCGGCGGTGGCTTCAGTGGTGCTGGTTAAAATCTTAGTTCTATAACCATATATGTTGTTGTTGGCAGTGGCATTGGTATTGAATACTTGTAAGCGGCCATCACTGTCAATGGTCATTAAATTAGTGCCGGCCTTACTTTTAAAAGAATGAGCATCACTGCGTGTATCAAATGTCTGCGGGTTTGCTGTTAACACAGCAATTAAACTTGTGCCTGATGTGATTGGTGTTGCTGTGGGTGCTAAAGTTACTGCAAATGTTGTGCCAAATATAGGTCCTGAACCTGAACCTGCACTCCAAGTTTCTGCCGCAGTAAAACTTATTAGGCCTGGCACAGTGGTAGTGGTTGCACCTGTTTGCAGTGCATCATTAACAAACACGCCAGCGGCATTACAACCAGTGGCTTCAATACTGCCAATAAAGTCACCACTTTGAACTGCTGTGGGACTTGCCGCTGTGCCTCTGGCTCGTTCAAATATAATACGACTTCTATTATTTGCGGCACTGCTATAGTTTCTGGCCACATAACCTGCGTTAACCGCCGTGTCCGCAGAATTGTCTACTGATATACCGCGGAATGGCTGTGTGTTAAGAGCACCATTGGTTGCCCATGTGTAATTGTTAGCCACGGTGCCAGTGCCACTGCGAATAGCACCAGTGACATAACTGCGGTTGTTGGTAGCATTGCCACCTGTGCCAAATGTGTTTACAACATTGCCACTGCCATTGGGCGCCAATGTAATAGCACCGTTAGTGCCTGAGGTAAAAGTCATAGTGCCAGCATTTACGCCCGCCGCAGTTTGTAATATTAAATTACCACTAGTTGTAGATATAGTTTGATCTGTGTCAACGCCAATGCTGACATTACCAAATGTGCTTCCACCGCCACCTGGCAATGCCCATGACAAAGTTCCACTGCCATCATTAGTAAGCACTGTATTGGCAGCACCTGCGCTGCCTGGTAGGACATAATCTAAATTACTGCCACTAGCAGGCACAGTAAATTTACTATAACCACTGCTACTGGCAGTTAATCTTAGGCCTTTATCAACATTCAATTCCGAACTAACAGTGACAATACCTGTGCCACTAGCATATGGACTTAAAGTAATATTGCCATTGGCACCTTGTGTAATAGTAATACTGCCTGAATTTGAATTATTGTTTGTGGTCAATGCCAAATTGCCTGTGCCATTGGTTGTAATACTAGCGTTGACATTTTGATCGCCCACCCATAATGTATCAGCATAAACAAAAACGTCGCCACTGCCATTTGGTGCTAGTGTGATATCACCATTACTACCCACCGTTGAAAGTGTTAGACCACTTGTTCCTGCAACAGTGTCAGCATTTACTACACTGAAATAATCAATGGCGTTTAAGTTACCACCAGTGCCGCTGGTAGCAATTAAAGTTGAATTGGGTTTGTCATAGACAAGATTTAGAATACTGTAAAATCCTGATAAACTTACTCGTTCTACATTTGTGCCTGCTGAATTTAATACAAAACTATTTGCCAATGTAATAAAACTGCTGGCACTTGAAGTCACAGCATTTGAACTGGGACTTGCCGCAAAAATTGCACTGCCATCAATCTGTAAAGTTCCTGCTGTGACACTGGGAGTAATAACTTGAAAACAATCTTTAATTAAAACATTGGCACTGGCATTGGATACTGCCACAGCCCAACATTTATTTCCTATAATACTCATTGTTCCTGCACCGGTAATTTGAATACCTGATACACATTGTAGTTCGCTGTTGATAATCTCAACATAGTTTGAACCTGATTTGATAACTTGAGTATCCACTGTGCAGTTTGAAATGTAAGTGTTACCTGAACCTGTTATAGTTAAATTAGTTAATTTAATGCCACTGACACGAGCAGCCGCTGATAAAGTTAGCGTTCCGGATATCTGTGTATTAGCACCAGTTAGTTCTGTAGTGGAAATTGTTGTATTAGCACTGCTGACAGTGGGGCTTTCGCTGTAACTTCCAGGATGAACAATAACAGTGTTTCTACCTGCACCAATTAATGTCAATGCTTTGGTAATTGTTAATACAGGATTAATTAAAGTGCCATCACCAGTGGTGTCATTGCCATCTTTACCAACATGAATTTCATTGGCGTAGATTGAATAATTACCCACTGCTCTACCAGTGCCGCCTGAACTAACTGCCAAGGGTGTTGTAAGTGTTAGACTGTTAAATGTTGGACTACTGGTTGTAGCAATGTCTTGTGGAGTGCTCAATGTAACAGCACCAGTACTTGCACTAGCAATAATTTGATTGGCAGTGCCAGTTATACTATCAACAAGACCTAAACTGGTAGCATTGGTCCATGCAGGAGCAGTTGATCCATTGCTGACCAATACTTGTCCATTAGTACCAGTTGAATTAGGCAAAGTAAAATAATTGTTGCTTAAACTGCCAGTTGATTTCAAGTTGTTGTTAACAGTAGTAGTACCAGTGCCAGCACCTATGCTCATTGTAGTGGCTGCACCACCAAGGTTTAGTGTAGTGGCAGTTGTATTGAGTAAATTAAATGTTGTGGCTGTGGTTGTCAAATCACCACCATTGACTGCTATGTCACCACTGGTAGTTACTGAACCAAAATTAACATTGCTGGTAGTGGCTATGTCTTGCGGTGTGCTCAATGTAACAGCACCAGTACTTGCACTAGCAATAATTTGATTGGCAGTGCCAGTTATGCTGGTAACGCCTGTATTACTAACTATAACTGCTCCTGTGGTTGGACTTACACTTATGCCAGCACCACTGCCAGTTACACTGTTTACAAGACCCAAACCACTTGCAGAAGTCCATGTTGTCACGCCGGCGCCATTAGTTGTTAAAACTTGTCCGTTAGTGCCTGCGCTATTAGCCAATGTAAAATAATTATTACTTAAATTGCCAGTGGCAGTAAGATTGGCAAATGTCACATTGGCAGTGGTAGCAACATCTTGTCCAATGCTGACTACAACATTACCAGTTGTTGGACTTACAGTTACGCCAGTGCCGCCATTTACACTAAGCACACTGGTGTTAACAGTGCCTGCGGTAAAATTGCCTGTGTTGCTGTATAAACTGGTTAAATTGGTACTTGATACTGTGCCTGTTTGAGGTGTTGTTTCATATAAAGTTGTAGAAGACATAATTATTCCTTATCTAATATTGTATTGGCGATATTGACGAGGCTGCCACACTGAAGTCAACTTTGTGTGTCCTCCACTCCACTTGCCTAAATTGTTTTGATCTTCAACAATGTTATAAGCATTTTCAAATTTTTGACTATATATTTGTGCGTCTTCTGCATTATGTCTCTTGATATAATATTCACGCAGAGTAGCATATACATAACCTTCTGCCCATGTATTCAACACAGCATTGGTTTGAACTGTTTGTCCAGTTAGTGTTATATCTGTAACTGTGCCTGCTGTGGGAGTTGTTCCGCCTGTGGCAGTAAATGTAATGCCTGTTGTGCTAACCAAACTTGCCACTGTGAATACACCTGCGCCTCCACCCAAACTGCCTGATCCTGGTGTAGCAAAAATTGTATCACCCACTGCCAATCCTGTATTACTGACCATGCCAGTGATACTGGCTGTCCAAGGACCTGCACCACTAATACTGCCTACAGTGCCAGAGGTGCTGATAACAACATCTGCTAATGGACTAAACAACAAAGGCCATGCTTTGTAGTAATATAAATTAACAGCAGTTCCTTCACCAATCAATGGTAGGAATTGATATTGATCATAAACTTCACTGAACTTGCCGCGAATAACCTGCGGCACATTGAATGGTTGCATGTACAGTTGTGCCAATAGGCCTTGACTGATAATGTCTCTGTCACCAATACGGTCATAGACTAACCAAGGACCATTGCCTGTGGTGTTGCCTGCTGGTGTTGAAAATGTTATTGTTCCGCTGACTGTGCCTGAGTTGGCCACACTGACTGTGACCACACTGCCAATACTGCCGCCACCTGTGCTGGTAATAGTTGCTCCAGTGCCAATGCCAGTGCCTGTGATTACCATACCAGTTGACAAGTTTTGTCCAGGATTTGATGTCAGTGTTATTGTAAAAGCAGCACTGACACCTGTGGCTGTGGCTGTGGTTGTTACTTGATTGCCCTGTCTAAAAAATACAATGGGCTTGTTCATGTCACCAGGAATGTCAATGCGACCATTTTCATCTGCTATGCCAATATTTTCTGTGGCATATGGATCACTGCGTAGTGCTGGCAGTTCAACGTTACGCATACTTAGTTCTGCCATGAATATGCAGTTTTTAATTTCGTCGTCATTGGTGCTGCCAGTAAAATCTTGAATAAATGTTACTAGATCATCTGCTGAGGGTATTACAAACATAATTAATGGCCTTTAAAAAATCGTTGCTGTCCTGCTTTTGTAGGATATGGAACAGCAACTGGTATTGGTAATTTGCCACCTGGGTAGCAAACGAACTGCGGGTATTCAGTTTCCACAACTCTATAGAATTGTGCTTTTAATGTGCGATCATTTTTAAGTGTATGCCATGGCATGCCACCAAAGTAATCATCACTGATTTTGACGGCAACTACAGTGGGCAGATCCATCCATTTCCAACCCACTGTGCCATCAGGCATATATGGTCCTAAAGGATCAGTAACACCTTTTTCAGCCATTGTTCTGTAATCTTTAACTGCTTCAATAACTGCTTGTAAATTTAATTGTTCGCGTTGAATATAAAACTTGCCATCTTCACGGCCTGTGGTAACTTTAATATTACCACTTTTATTGAAATCACTGCGAGTCCAATCGCCTTTCATGGCGTTGTATAGTTTGTCGTTTTTTAGTAACTTGTCTGCTACACCATTGTGATTGGTAATAGTTCCACCATGATCCTGACGCCAGTAATCATAATTCTTTTCTGGGTCCGTGTCATCTAAATATTCAGGTTGATTTATATCATTCATAGTATTATTTATGCTGTCTAAACAAACAAAGAACAGAAAAGGGGCATAAAGCCCCTTTCCTTGATTTACTAAATCCTAATATTAGGAAGTAGAACCAGGTCCTGCGTTTACACGACGGACTAGACCACTTGCACGTGGAGTAGTAACGATTGTTGAACCAGTTGTGATGTTGTTTAACATACCAACACCTGCTGGGTTACGAACAATTAGTGTACCTTCCATGATGAACTGATCCAAACTAGCATCTGCACTTGAGAATACTTCATTGTTAGGACCTAGGTCACGCAATGAACCCCACTGCAATACTTCCTCATTCATGAAGTAAATGCTGTTGCTTACACCACTTTGATCCATGATCCATGAATCATAGATCTCGTAAGTGTAACTAAAGTCACCTTCGTATGTTTGAATTGTGTCACCACGCTCAACGTTACGACGGTTTACGCTGGTGTTTGAACTAACAATGTTATCACTGATAGTTGTGCGTAGACTTGTAGGAACAACCATACAACGGATCTTGGCATTGTAACGCTGTTCAGCAGTAGTAACCAATTGCTTGTATAATACTGGGCTGAATGTTTGGTTCAAGAAACCACTGCCATTGGCTGTGTAGTAGTAGTTACCATTGGCAACAACGTATAGTGCGTTAACACCACTTGGGCTACCAGTTAATTGGCTCAATGTTGTTGAACTACTGTCACTGCTTGGGTTGTTGTAGTTTGTTGTCAAACCTGCTTCTGTTAAAGAAACTGTGCTGAATGATAAAGTACCAGCATAACTTGCTAGTGAACCCATGCGACGACCACTGGTGTTCTGGCTGCCTGCTGTAGTTTGGCTGTTACCAGTTGCACTACCGCTTTGACCTGAATATTGTGTACCGATTTGGTCACTGCGAACTAATTGTTGTTCTACGTCAAACATCAATTCGATCAACTGTTTAACTTCTTGATAAGCCTGTGGATCACCACCAGATTGCATAACAGCACGAGCAGTGCCAGTAGCACCAATCGTTGTTTGGAAAATCTGTGTGAAGTTGTTCAAGTTGTAACGCTGATTTGCTTCTGCGTATGTAGAACTAACACTTGCACCTTCTTGCACAGCATTAACTGCTGGCAAGCGATAAATGTCATCAGTCCACAATGGTTGTGTGCTGTTAACTTTACGCTTTTTGCTCATACACATGTTAAGAACTGGTGTATCGTCCTTAACGCGGTTGGACACATCTAGGTCCAAATCTTTAACAACGATGTCAGTTGCAAACGCACCAGTACCATTGCCAATGTTTGTAGTTGAAATAAATGCCATGATAGGCTCCTTTAATTAAATTATCTACCACCTCTATTTGCGCGAATTCTACTGAGTTGCGCTACTAAGAGATTGTCCGCGGCTTTTTTATCGCCACGATTGGCTTGTTCACGAAGTTTCTCAATGTTATCATTAGATCCTCTAGTATTGCTACTGGATCCTTTGCGTTGAGTTAACGCTGCCATACTACTACCAGCAGATTTAGTTGAAGGTTTATCTCTATAGCGTAATCCATCTCTAACTAATGATAATAAATTTTCATCACTGCTTATGAGATCAATGTTTAGAACTCCGGGGATAAGTTCAGTTTTGGCCTGAGGCCAAATCTTTGTTATCTTATCGCGAACTTCATTATAAACAAATTCGTTTTTCAACTCTTTGTCTTGAAAGTTCTTACGAGCCTGTGTTAAACGTTCACTGACCTGATGTGCTCTCACTTGTTTGAACTGTTCTACTGCTGGCTGTAACTGGCCTATGACCTGTTGTTGCTGGCGTATATAATTCTCATTGTGTTGCATACTGGCTTGGATTCTTGCTCTTTGAGCAGGATCCCTAACTGTGTTTAACTGTTGTTGAAAAGTGGATTGGAAGTTTTGAGTTTTCAAAATTTCATCATAAGCACTTTGCAACTTTGGCTGCACCGTAAATTCCATTGCTAGAGTTAGACCTTCTTGTTTGGCGCGCATTTCATTTAAATACTCGTCAAACTCGGCTTTCTCTACTTTTAATTGTCTAGCATCTTCGTGTATTGCTGATCCCTGACCAAGAATGGCTGCGGCTTTCTTAGCATCTACTATGACTTCTTTTCCATTTTTCATGAATTTGAATTTGGCATTGGGATTAGAGTCCGCAAATTCAACAAAGTCAATTAGTTCTTCTGCTGTAGAATCATTACTATCGGCGCTTACAGAGTCCTGGGCATCCGCTTCTTGATTGTCGCTGGCATATTCTTCAGTATTGGTATCACCAATTTCGGCACCATCACTGGCGGCCACAGGGGCTATAGCATCTCCCGACGCATCTACTCCTGTTGCAGTTTGTTCAGTAGCACTAACTTGATTACGCATTGCGGTCATTTTAGCGGCTATTGCGTCTAAACTGGGAACTGCACTTTGAACATTGGCCGTGCTATCTGCATTAGGCGTATTCGTTGTTTCCATTTTATTTCCTTTTAAGTAATGGGCACTTCATTAGTGTTACCAATACGGTTTTTTAAGTAAACAGCCCGTTTAAGACTATTCACAAAATTGTCAATACCCGCTAATTCATTGCTGATGGCAATTCTGCGAGCATTGTCGTCTGGCTGATGACTGCGAATGGCCGCAAGTTCATCTGCTAGACTAAATTTAAAATGATGAATAAAAAGTGCTAACTCTTTATTCTTCAATAATGTTTCTGCCTGGCTACCATAATGCCTAACCTTGTCTTGTTGACTAGGACTAAGTTTACTAAGTTGACCCAGGTCTACAGTTAATCTACTGTTATAGTGGTCAATTGTGTCTTCGTTGATCATATGCTGTTCTATAGTGTTATTTAGCAGTTAAGAATATACTTTGGGATCACCCGCTGCCATACTCATGAAGTCTAATTGACTTTCTGCATCTTGTCCAGCAACTTCCATTTCTATTTGACGTGCTTTGACATCATCTAAATTGGCACTTGCTAAATTCTTCTTGTCCTGTGGACTTGGTTCTTTGTTCTTAGCGGCTGCTTCACCTGCTTGTATCATTGATTGAACTTCTTCATCATTAGGCAAGTAAGTATCACAGTCTTTAACACCCAATACATATAATGTATCAGCAAATGGCTTTTTAATCTTTTTATAAATTTCAGGAGTTAATGTTCCGCTTTGAGCCATGCCCTGCACAGTAGAATATAAATCTTGTTGACACTTTTGAATAATCTGTAAACGACCCAATGCGTTTTCTTCACTCATCATGCCAATACTTAATTCTAAGTGTAGTTGTTTTCTGTCACAGAAGTTCATGTCATCCCAAGCCAAGTAATCCAAGAACTCAGGCTTTTTATCTGGGTGGCTTTCAGAGGCCAATCTCTTGACTCCATAATCATCACCGTATTGTATTAATGTACGCCATACCAAGTATAGTGCTTCTTTCAAACCTTCTGCGGCATTACGCACAGTGTTGTCTTGTATGATTTGATTTGGAGTTAGTGCTAGTTGTAGTTTAACACCGCTGTTACCAGCAGCCATAACTTCTGGATTGAATACATCCTGTGGTGTAGTCATACCCACCATGGCCATTGTATCTTTTTGGATACGATCCATGGCTACTTCTAGGAACTGTAAATTACCACTGGGAGGAGGAATTTGATATATGTCTTTGGCAGGATCAAACTTTGAATCCAATATAAAGATAGCACTTTCGCCATCCTGCATCATTTCAAAGTCAACTCTGTCTGGTTTAACACCAATGCGAGGTGTGGCTGTTAGCAAGCCCAATTGTATTTCTGCTCTGGCTGCTGATGTGTTGTATTCCTGCATGGGGATAACACTTTCAGCAATGCTCATTCCGTAGAAGTTGCCTGGCAATGGTTTTGGACACATGTTAGCCACAGGAATAAATTCTACTTCTCTAGCACTGATAATATAACTGCCTGAATAGATAACTTCAACAAGTTCTAATTCACCATCACCATCAATGTCAAATCTATTCCATACTGTGACAATACTAACTTGTCTACTGTCTGGATCTGCTGAGGCTGCGCTACTAACTGGTATACCCATGATAGGCACACTGTCACGTGCGTGAATAGCCAAATTGTTTAATACACTGCCTGCTTGATACGCACCACTTTGATTGTATTCGGCATGTGTTCTAAATTCTTCTAAATTAATTTCTGGATATAATTCTGTGGCTTCCTGTATAGTCATTGGATCATAAAAGCCGCAGAATGGTTGATCTCTCATTTCTGGCACAGTGGGATCACAGACCCAATAATGCTGTGCAATAGGATGAAACTTGATATTGATACTATAACCAGTTAGTTTATATTTGGCACGATAAATTGTATTGCGTTTAATAGCATCATTAAGTATTTGTTCTTGTCCTTCAACCTGACCCATCATCATTTCTTCTTGCTCTGCTGCCATTGATTCTGGATCTTGTTCTTCAGGCAGTTCTTTTAAACGTTCAACTTGACTACTGATCATGTCTTGTGTAAACATCTGTTGTTGTTGACCCAATAATTGTTGAACTTCGGCCATGACTTTGTCCATTTCAACATTAATCTGTCTCTTGCTTTGGCGTAGTGCTGTTAGGCCACTTTCGCCTGCTTGTTGTTCAAATGCACGTAATTGATCTAATGTGCCTTCTGTTTCAACATAACGAGTAATTTGTTCACGCACTGGCTTGACCATCATCATACCATTTTTGTGCATGTTAGCATCCATGATCCAACGCTCTAGAATAAAGTGCGGATCATTCATTTGGTTAACAACTTTACTAACCATGTTTGTGGCTTGACGTGCGCCTACTTCATCATCTTCATTGTCTGCTACAAAATCAAAGTTAATTTCGCCATTGGGCATAAGTCCCTTGGCAATAACTGCTGTGGCATAATCCACAACTGGCTTTACTGAGGGGTGAATGTAGTCAATACCGTTTACTGGCGCAGTACTTTCTGTAACTGCTAGACATAGATAGTGATAATCACTGGCTCTATTCACAGCGTTTTTTGTGCCTAGATAGCGTAGGTAACTAGCCATCTTAGTGTCCATCATATTCTTCATACGCACAAAATTGGCGTTGATCTTACGACTTTTATTGATGTCATTGACAACTGTGTTCTTAATTTCCAGCATTATAGGATTTCCTTAACTAATGTATTATTTAGCGTTATTTTAGTCAGGTAAAATAATACGAGGGCGAGTCAACTCATCCTGTAGATCGCAGGCATGACATACCGCACTGGCTGCATCTTCATCTTCCATCTCGTATATTGTATGCGGTGTAACTGCAATCATGGCTGCCTGCTCAAATGCTTTTGCATGTTTTTCGCACAAGATCATTGTGTTTTCTTCTATGGCGCATATAAACATCATTTTAATCTATCCTGTATAAGTTGGCAGTAGGCAGCATCAATCTCTGTGCCAATACTTGTCAATCCTAGATTCTTTGCGGCTAACATAGTTGTTCCTGCTCCTGCGAATGGATCATATACTATATCACCTTTACAAGCAAATAATTTTAATAATCTATCTGCCAATTGTATGGGCATTTGCGCGGGATGATCTTTTTGTCTTGCTGGTGCTATGTTCCATACATGATCTTTGGCCCAAGCCATTTGTTCTGCCATGGTGATAAGACTATCCGTTTTTTTAGTGGGACGATAGATATCACTTTTACTGAACATTTGAACATATTCAGTAGAATACCAAAGATAGATTTTACTGGGTATGCCCATTGAACCTGCGGCACCTCTATAGCCATTTATAGTATTCTTATTCCAAATACGCTCCCCATACCATAGTAAATTATTTTGTTCGCAACTATGATGTATCCAATGATGATATGGCAGTCTTTCACTGAACTTTGGTTGTATATTGATTAGTAATCTACCGGTGGGTTTTAATATTCTTGTGGCTGCTGTAATCCATGCATGAGTCCAACTGCGATAATCTGTGATATCATCTTTGTATGTGTTGTAATCCATGTCAAAGTTATAAGGGGGACTTGTAAGAACAATGTCCACGGATTCTTCTGGCTGTGCGTTCATCCAGTCAAGACAGTCTAGATTAATTACTTGGTAGGTCATTCTATTCCTTTATAAAATCTTGTATAGTTGTAATGGGCAATGCACCATAATTTTTAATATATTGAATTTGATGTGATTTCAATTGACCGTTAAGTTTTTTAAAATTACTTTTTACCAAGTTGTTGCCTATTGGCTGATATTTAGAGTTTCTGCTGTAATCTTTGATTACTCGTGATCCGGCGCCATTATCTTCTTCATAGTAATCCAAATATATAAAATCCGTGTCTGCTGGCTGTAAATTTTCAATGGTTGTAGTTTGTCCCACCCATTTTGGATCCACCAACATGTCATTTCTAAAACCAATATCTATACTGGCGTTTAATAGATATTCTAATTTTTCTGTGTTTACAAGACCTGTATAACCAATGTCTAAATCTCTAGCATTATTGATATTATACACACAACTGCCCATGACATAACAGGTTAAATTGGCATAAGCAATTATTGGCTGAATCGCAGTATACCAAGCAGTGATCTTTGCTAGTGTAGGCATGCCCCATTTTCTAATAGTGGATATTGATCCTCGTCTATAATACATGTTATACTTTATTCTGCGCTATAAGATTTTTTCCAAGCGGGCTTAGTGCTGTCATCTCTACGAACATATCTATCACGCTGTGCTGCCATTCTTTGCTGTGGCGTTCTATTGTCCCATGTTTCTGCTATGCCTTGTAAACAAGCAAGCAATGCGTATCTACAACTATCTATACAATCGTCAGGATCGCTAAAGCGTCCTTTTTCGTCTACATAGTAGTTACCTGCCTCACTCAAGAAGTTGGTGCAATTTTCATTGATCATTAAACTGCCTACTTCCAACATTTGTCGCATTTGGTTTATACCATATGCTTTGTGATTGGTTACACGCCCTTGACTGTCAGGCGGATTCATAATGGCTTTTTCATAGACATTAAGTTCGTATTGTTCAAATAGTTCGCGTATACTATTAGCACTCATGGTGTATCTGCCAGCAGTGCTAGCATCAGCAGGTAACACAATAGGAGTGCCAAACACTTCAGGACGAAGTAAATGATTGATATACTGAGTGGGCACAGCCTCTTCAATACCTTGTACAACAATTTGTCTATGTAAGTAAGCAGTTCGTTCATGTGGTTCATAATACATTAATGATATAACAGTTTTATCGTTGACTAGACCCAAGTCCAATGCTATCACACGCTGTATGCGTGGCATGCGTTGAAAGTCAATTTCACCTGTTTTATAAGTAGGCCAGTTGTTGAGTTGAAACACTGCGCCCTTGCCCATTACAGGCTTGCCAGCGATACGGGCTTCACGCTCATGCGGTAAGTAGTCTCGCTCTAATTGTCTGCGTGTTTCATATAATAGGAATGGCAAGCCCCACGGATCCAATTCAGGAACATCATCCCAAGCCACACGAATAAACTCATAGCCTTCTTCTTTATTCCAAAACTTACTTACAAGTCCGTTGAGTCCTTTAAGCGGCGTAAATGAGCAGAGGACTTTTCCCTGCGTTGTTGCTGTTCTAGTAACAATTTCACTGAAGAAATCATCTGGTGGTTGCTCATCAAATACTGCAAGATTAAGTTTAAATCCTTGGAGTTGTCTAACTTCTTGGGTGTAGTTAGCAAATAACAAATAACTATTACTACCAGAAATATGACGGATCTCGCAACCGATATTGTTGGCTCCATCATTTCGCATAGTATCAGTAATAATACAACTGCGAGGAATGGCACCAGTGCCCAGATTCTCTGTAATTTTGACATCTTGTGTTCCTAACAATTCATTTTGTAGCACCAATGCTACCTGACTCCAACCTTCGCCTGCTACCATGGCAGTAATGGCTGTGGTAAATCTATATCCCTGCCACCAATCTGGATACAAGCCAGTTAAGTGCATGGCAGTTTCATAACAAGTACTTACTGTCTTACCAATCCTATTAGCAGCCAGTATGCCTCTACGCTCATGTGTGCCAGTTAAAAAGAATTTCTTTTGATGTTCAAATGGTCTAAAGTATTTGAGTTGATAATACTTCATGTCATCTGCAACTGAGACACTGAGATCCATTAATTGTTCTTTCAATGGACCACTTAGGTTGGCCAATGCATCCATGGGCAGTTCATACTTGTCCACTGCCCAACGCAATGCCCTGGCCATTAATACATCATTGCCCAGCATTACTTTAACCTGTCCTGTATAAAGTTATAGTAATCAATGTCTATCTCTGTGGTAATACCATCTATACCCTGTTCTTTGGCCACTACCATGGTTGTTCCTGTGCCACCAAAAGGATCATATACTACCTGTCCTGGTTGTGCTTTTGCTACATTTAAACAATGACGCACCAATTCCTTAGGAAAGATTGCTGGATGTTTCTTATCACCTTTGAGTTCTTTGGATTTATTGCCACCAAAACTACCACAGGTTTCATAGGGTATATGCCAATTATTCACTGTGGGTCTCCAATTACGGCCTGTGCGTTTGGCATTATCTGCGGCCCAAGCAGGTTGGTATGGCACCGAACTTTGTGCTATTCCTATTTCTGTTTGTCCCTTTTCTGTGAAGTGAAACATCATTTCATGTGCATTGGGTAGATACTTTTTACTTGATGTAACAACACCGTGTCCTCTTACATGTCCGTCTATTTCTATACACTTACTCCATACTATGCTGTTTTGTATTGTCCATGGTACTTGATCTGCTATTCTAAATGGTAATAACGGATCTCGTCTAGTTGGTGCTATGTTTAAGAATAAATGTCCTTGGGGCTTTAATATTCTACAGGCTTCTATCCATATTGACTTTTGCCAATCTAAATAGTCTTGCTGTGTCATCTTATCACCATATGTATTATATGATATACCAATGTTATAAGGAGGACTTGATACTATGATATCTATTGTATCATCTGCTTGTGTTTTCATCCAATCAAGGCAGTCTTGGTTATGTATTTGATACATTACTGAACCCTAGTGCGACTTAGATGCTGTTGTAGATAATTGGCAAACTCTTCAACTTCGGCTCTAGACAAAATCAAACATACATTCAAATCATCTTCGTCATCATGATTGAATCTCATTGTAAGTTCAAATTCGTCAGGACCAACCCAAACTCCGCCTATGTCTACTGCACTTGTTTCATCATGTGTTAGATTAAACATTGTCTTCTCCTGGAACAGGATGTTCCTTGTTAATATATGCTAGATAATAAAGTGCTTCACTGAGATCACGAATTTCTTGGGCTGTGCTGACCCATGTTTCGGGATCAGCAAGATTATCAGGCTTGGCAGTAAGCATGGCCTGTAATCGTTCAGCAGTTAAACGCATGATATGTTCAATTTGGCCAGGAAAGCGTGTTTTAAATGCTTCTCTGTGTGCTTTATTAACTTTCTGCATTATAAGAGTATCACGCACCATACGATCTTGTTGCGCTTGATGTATTTGGCCATCACGAACTGTTTTATCTATCATACTCTAGTGTCCGTGCCCCATGGATCAACAATGGCTTCACTATTGAATTGACCAAAGTCTCTGTCAACAAATGTATCCCAAATATTGCCAGCATTGATACGCATACTCTGCATCATGGTGCGTAGTCTGCGACCTACAGGAGTTAATGTGCCATCTTCACGCTGAACCATTTGCTCACCTGTGGCAGCACCAATCCATTTAATAATTTCAGGACGCTCACGACCATACTTGTCAATCTTAGTGCCATGTTCTTTTTGTTCCCATGGTCCATTGATTTCATAACTGATAACACCATTATTATACTTGCGGAATGTGCAGTGACATTTTTTACCCACTGCTCTATAATCTGGATCTGGATGAGGAACAAATGGACTGAAAAAGTAATTTTGTAATTCGCTTTCAGGTGGCAGTTCTTTATCACGTTCAGGAACTGGAGGCATGGCTTCAACTGGCACCATGTCTGTTCTATCAATATATGGATTATCGCTGCCAATAAACTTTGGATCAATGTCTTCGCCATTTAATACATCCATGGCAGTTTGATATTTTAATTTATTAGCACGACCTTTTAGGTTTAGAACTACGCCTGTTTCATCAAAGACAAAACGTTCTAATTCTTTGGCAGTGGGAAAGTCTGTCATTAGACCTTCCAAGTCGTATTCCGCATTGCTGGTGCTTTTAGGCACTTGTGGCTTTACACCTGCCATGGTGTTGGCCACTTCTAATATTTCTTCGGGAGTTACTGCTGTTTCATCGCCCCATGGGCTTGCTACATCTGTGGGTGTAGATGATTGTGTTTTCTTTGTCATTGCTTTTCCTTAATATAAACAAGAGAAACTATTGTTTCCCTTGCTTACTATGCTATAACGAGACTATTGTCTCAGTTTTATTTAACCTTTTGATACAGGCTTTTTATACTTACCGGGCAACTTTGCACCATTAGCGGTTGAATTTGCTTTTGGTCCAACGTTGGTGTTAGAACTTAGGCCTTCAACTGTAGGATCAATAAATGGCTTCATACCTTGACCACGACGAGCAACTGCCGCAGTTACCATGTCTGCCAATGCTGATTTTTCATTGCCAGTTGTGGCTTTTTCTTTCATGAATGTATTACGCTTACCGTTCATGTCTTCATTGCCAATTCTTGGACCTTGTTTTTGGTTAATGGCTTTTGATTGTGGATTTGCTGCTGAGAATTTCATACTTGATTTCCTTTAGTTGGGCCACGACCAAAATTGATCATGTCTGGATTGCCTTTGTAATTTTGACCTGCTTGTGGATCAAATGGGCGTGTGCCTGGGAAGCGGCCACCGCCACTAGTGCGAACTTGTGGATTGGCTGAACCTGGAAACATTTCTTTACCAGTAGTAAACTTTGGAACAACGGCAGCATCTGGATATGTGTTGTCATCATCACTTTTATTACCCACTGTAGGACCACGCTTATTGTTAAACGTTTTGTTGGGGTTTTGGATACCACTGTGTTGGTTACCAGCGAATTTATTTGCACCACGATTAACGCCATTACCTGCCATGCCGTCAAAATCTAAGTTCATATCGCTTTGAGTTTTGCTGTTTTTCATTTCATTTTTCCTTTTGTCTTTGTAGACTTCATTGCCGCCGCTCTTTTAGTAGAATAGGCAATTGCTACGGCTTGCTTGGGAGGCTTACCAGCAGCGATTTCTTTTTTAACATTCTCTGTGAATGCTTTTTTTGAAGTTGATTTTTTTAACGGCATAATGTTATTTAGCCCTGCTTAACGCCAGTGAACTTGGCCAATGCTTCAGCAAATGCCAGTTGTTTGGCTGCCACAGCGTCTGCGCTGTCTTCTACTTCAATCTTGGCTAATGTGTTCATTACTTTGTTCAAGATTAAATTATGATATTTGATTACTGCGTCTTTGTTGCCATCATTTCTAGCCGCTAAGAAGTCATCTATTAATAATTCTTCATAACGCTGTCCACCAGTTCTGGCTTCTAAACTGTTTAATAAGTCACTGACACTGATGTGATTCTT